ATGATAGTTACACACATACGGCAACATTAAAATCGACAGGTACTGATGATGATATTGTGGGTGTTGTTGTTGGTTATGTTATAGAGGATGGAAAACACTATACGTTAAGTGCTATTAGACAAACACACGGTAATTTTGTCCAAGCAGGATTAATGTGGGGTCTTGTACTTAACTTGGGTCAATCAGGACATTCAGATACAACTCGTAATCAGGCATTATTATCAAACGGTACAAGTCTAGGAACAGCAGGTAACGGATCATCATCTGATTGGAACGCATTTCCAAATGGAACAAAAGTACTTGTTCGTAAGATTGGTGCGAGTCTTTCAATTAAAACATCAGAGTTCAATAGCACATCAATTGATGATAACACAGAAATTACCTTTGATCTATCATCTGATACGAGAACTCAAAGATTTGCTGGCGCAGTACCATATGGTTACATTGCACAGTCACAAGGCCCTGCGTCTTTCTCTGGTCTATCTTTTGTACCCGATACACCTGAATCAATTATTCATTTCCAAGGGAATGGTGCAACAGCGTTTTATCAATATAACAGTGGTACTTCTAATTGGGATACAGATACAACTTCTACTCTGTCTGATAGAAAAGGTAAAATTTACCACAACGATAAAACTGGTAGAACATTCTTTAACGATGGTGATAATGTTACAGCGATAGGCACTGTAAGACAATTTAATGATGTGCTTTATCAAGTGCCTCAATCATCTGCTCCTACTGCAACAACAATTGGTGCACTAGGTCTCAAAGCTGGTATGTTTGCAGTCGCAGACGGTACTAACTGGGATCCTTCAAGTAAGGGTGGAAGCGTACCATATCCAGTTTTCTGGGATGGAACACAATGGAATGCGTTATACTAAATGTTTGGAACACACTTTTACCATGAGAAGATAAGAAAATCAGTTTCCCTCTTTGGGAGACTGTTTAACAGTATCTATGTGATCCGCAAGAATGCTTCTGGTGGAGTTTTAAATCAATTAAAAGTTCCTCTTGCATATGCACCTAGAAAGAAATTCTTAGAGAGAATTAGACAACAAACAGATCTATACACAGACGAAAAGACTGCGATAAAACTTCCTCGTATGTCTTTTGAGATAACAAGTTTTGTTTACGATAACACAAGGCAACTGACTAAGACTAGTACCTTTAAAGGTCGTGGTCAGAAACTTAATGACTCAACACCATTTCCTACAGCTCAGAAGTTTTTTTCCCCAGTTCCTTACACAATTTCATTTGATTTAAATATTTACGCAAAGAGTCAAGATGATGCTTTACAGATTGTAGAACAAATACTACCTACATTCAATCCTCAATACACTGTGACGATAAAATCATTTCCAAAAGAGTTTCCAGATTTCAAAGAGGATATCCCAATTGTTATGTTGGGTGTTGCTTTCTCAGATGATTTCGAAGCAGACATGGCACAAAGAAGAACAATCGTATATACGTTGTCTTTTGAGATGAAAGTATCCTTCTTCGGCCCAATCGCAAACTCAACTGTTATCAGAAAATCTGTTGCAGACATTTTCTTTCGTGAAGCAGGTGCAGACGGTGACTCTGACATACGTGCAGAAAGGTTAACTGTAACACCTAACCCAACCACAATAATCGGAATGCCCGATAGTGACTATGGATTCGATACTGATATCGATCTCGCCTTTGATGATAGCGCATAAGGAGAAATAAATGCCCATCACATTAAGAAACACAAAAGGCAGTGAACTTACCTTTGCAGAACTAGACGGCAATTTCACTCACCTTAATACACAAATAGATACTTTAACAGATTCTTCTACGGTAAAAACTTTTATTGACTCTTCCTATGTACAAGGAATTGCAGGTCAAACTTACATAGAAAGCATAGTAGATTCTGCATATGTAAACAATAGAGCAGAAGTTTCGGTTGCCCTTATAGATAGTGATTACGTACAAGCACGTGTAGACACAGTAAAACTGTTTCCATACACAGTTGCTACCGCACCATCTGGAACTGAAGGTCAAATGATATATGTAACAGATGGTAATGCAGGAGACGCAACACTTGCAGTATTCAGTGGTGGATCTTTTAAAGTTGTATCTGTACTTGGTGCTACAATACTAGACTCAGCTGGTGGCGGTGGAGGCGGATTCTAATCCGATGACAAATGAGTGATGATGAAAAAATAAATAATGACTATGATTATTCTCGTGACACTTTATATGAGTTGATCGAAAAAGGAAAAGACGCACTAGAAAATATGATAGAGGTTGCTCGTGAATCAGAGCATCCTCGTGCATATGAAGTATTATCTGGTTTAATTAAAAATGTTGCAGATGTCAACGATAAACTACAAGATTTAAATAAGAAACAAAAACAATTGAATGATGATGAGAAACTACCGCAAGTAGAAAATCAACAAAATAACTACTACTTAGGTTCTACCTCAGATATTCAAAAGATGCTAAAAGAAGATAATGTGATTGATGTTGAAGCAGAAAGAGTCATATCTAGGGAACCCTAACGTAAAGAGAGATGGTGTCCTACAGGAATGGACTCCAAACCTATTACAAGAATATAAGAAGTGTATGGACAATCCTATATACTTTGTAGAAACTTATGTAAAGGTTATTTCTCTAGACGATGGGATGGTTCCCTTTGTTTTATATCCATATCAAAGGAAAATGTTTGAGCAATTCCAAGAAAACAGATTCAGTGTCGTCCTCGCATGTAGACAATCTGGTAAAAGCATTAGTGCATGTGCCTACTTGTTATGGTATGTCCTCTTCAACCCAGAAAAAACAGTCGCAATCCTCGCAAACAAAGGTGCAACTGCACGTGAAATGCTTAACCGCATTACACTCATGTTGGAAAACATTCCGTTCTTTCTTCAGCCTGGGTCGAAAGCACTCAATAAAGGAAGTCTGGAATTTTCTAACAATTCACGTATACTTGCCGCTGCTACTTCTGGGAGTTCCATTCGTGGTATGTCTGTTAACCTTCTATATCTTGATGAGTTTGCTTTCGTAGAACGTGCCGCAGAATTCTATACATCTACATATCCTGTTATCTCTGCAGGTAGAGACACCAAAGTTATTGTGACATCTACTGCAAACGGTATTGGTAATCAGTTCCATAAGATATGGGAAGGATCTGTCCAAGAGATAAATGAGTTTAAAAGTTTTCGGGTAGACTGGTGGGACGTACCAAACCGTGACGAAGACTGGAAACTACAAACCATATCCAATACAAGTCAATTACAGTTTGATCAGGAGTTTGGTAATACATTCTTCGGAACTGGAGACACACTCGTAAACGCAGAAACATTACTTAACCTACGTGCAAAACCTGCAAAGAGATATATGGAAGGTGGTCTACTAAAGATATATGAAGAACCACAAAAAGATCATGATTACATCATGACCGTAGATGTTTCAAAGGGAAGAGGTCAGGACTATTCCACATTTACTTTGATCGATATTAGCGTTCGCCCGTTTGCACAGGTTGCTGTATATCGCAATAACACTATCTCGCCATTGCTCTTCCCAAACATTATTTATAAATATGCAAAACCCTACAATGATGCGTATGTTGTTGTGGAGTCAAATGACCAAGGTGGAGTAGTGTGTAATGGATTGTATCATGATTTAGAATATGAAAACGTGCATGTGGAGTCCTCAGTTAAAGCAAATGCAATAGGTATTGAGATCAACCGTAAGACTAAACGTCTGGGATGTTCTGCAATAAAAGATATTTTAGAAACAAATCGCTTGACAATTAACGATGATGCTACTATATTAGAGATATCAACGTTTGAGGCAAAAGGACAATCATTCGAGGCCTCAGATGGAAATCATGATGATTTGATGATGAATCTTGTTTTATTTGGATATTTTGTGTCTACTCAATACTTTTCTGATATGACAGATATTAATCTAAAACAAATGATGTTTCAACAAAAAATGCAAGAAATAGAGAACGATGTTGTGCCATTCGGGTTTATCGATGATGGATCTGCAGCGATACAACAAATAGAGAACCAAGATGATCCATGGAGAATAAGAGTCGATGAAACTGAACGCTTTGTGTGGGATACTGATGACTTACCACTGTAAAGTAATTATATTATAAATAATGGTATGTTGACTAATCGTATTATGGAACATATAATTTTTAACAGAGGAAGATAACATGGCACTTTCAACACCGTCTGCTTCGCCAGCCGTTGTCGTCAAAGAAATAGATCTGACTGGTGGCGTTCCGAACGTACAGTCAACTACTGGCGCAACCGTTGGGAACTTTCGCTGGGGGCCTGCAGAACAAAGAGTATTGATAGACAACGAGACTTCTCTTGTCAACACCTTTGCATCTCCAGACTCAGCAAATACCATAGACTTCCACAGCGCATCCTACTTTTTACGTTACTCAGGTTCTTTACAAGTTGTACGCGAGGTTACCTCGGCTGCAAAGAATGCTCGTTCTACTACAGGACAACTAGCAACAGATAATGATGGTTCCTTACCTATGGAACTAGTAAAGAACGATAATGATTTCGCGTCACAGCAGAGCGCTTTGGATTCAGATTCACACACTTTGATTGCACGTTACCCAGGCGAACTAGGTAACTCAATTCAAGTATCAATTTGCCCACCTAATAGTACTGCATTTAATGCATGGTCGTACAAAGATGACTTCGATGCCGCGCCTGGCACATCATCACATGCATCAAACAAAAATGCATCTAACGATGAAATACACGTTGTAGTTGTAGATAATGGTGGAGAACTAACAGGAACAAAAGGTACAGTACTAGAAAGATATCCTTTCGTTTCAATTGCAAGTGATGCTAAAAATGCTGATGGTACTACTAACTTCGCACAGGATATAGTTAATGCGAGATCCGAATACGTCCACATGGTTGGATTCGACTCAGACTATTCTTCTGCAGGTGCAGGTACTACTGCAGATTCTGGTGACAACTTTGCACCAGGCTTAACTGCAGCAACAAATCACACATTCACAAAAGGTTCAAACTCAGGTATACTAGGAACATCTGAAGTCTTGACAGGTTTTGACCTATTCGAAGATAAGGACATCGTAGAAGTTGACTTCTTAGTCGCTCCATCGATGAACAGTCGTACAGATCAAACAACTGTTGTGAATGATTTAATTTCAACAGCATCAGGTCTACGTAAAGATTGCGTAGTCTGCGCTTCACCTGCAAGGTCAGACGTAATTAATTTGACTAATACTGCAACAATAACAACCAATATCACTACAACCGCTGAAACTTTCACAAGTTCATCATATCTGGTAGCAGATGGAAACTTCTTGAAAGTGTACGATAAGTACAATGATCAGTTTATTCAGATCCCTGCCGCATCATCTACTGCAGGTATCATGGCCGCAACCGATTTAAATCGTGCACCATGGTTCTCTCCTGCAGGTTCAAGACGTGGTGGATATCTAGGTATTACTGCAATCAGTTGGTCACCTACAAAGTCTCAAAGGGATACACTATACAAAGCAGCGGTTAACCCCATTGCAAACATCCCAGGCCAAGGTGTACTGTTGTTCGGTGACAAAACAAAACTTGGTCGCCCATCTGCATTTGACAGGATCAACGTCCGAAGACTATTCTTAGTCCTAGAACGTGCGATTGGAAAAGCAGCAGAACAAGTTATGTTCGAGTTTAACGATGAGTTTACTCGCGCAGAGTTTGTCAACATAGTAGAACCAGTGCTCCGAGAGGTGAAAGGTCGTAGAGGTATTACAGACTTTAAAGTTGTCTGTGATGAAACCAACAACACTGGAGCCGTGATTGATCGTAACGAGTTTATTGCAAATATTTTCATTAAACCTGCACGTTCTATCAACTACGTCACTCTGAATTTTGTTGCTGTTCGTACAGGCGTTGACTTCGAAGAAGTCGTAGGAACGGTGTAAGGAGGTAGACATGGCAATTTTAGGAGTAGACGATTTTAAGGCAAAATTACGAGGTGGGGGCGCACGTCCCAATCTCTTCCAAGTTACCATTAACTATCCTGCATTTGCAGATGGTAACCCAGAGCTTACCTCTTTCTTAGTTGAAGCAGCGGAACTGCCTGGATCAACATTCGGTCAAATATTAGTACCTTTCCGAGGTCGCCAGTTAAAAATGGCAGGGGATCGTACATTTGCTGAATGGACAACAACTATAATCAACGATACAGATTTTGCAATCCGTGACGCACTAGAACGTTGGATGAATGGTATCAACGGACACAATGCCAATACAGGTCTTGCGGTTCCAGTTGCATACGAAGCAGATCTTAAAGTTGAACAGTTGGATCGTGAAGGGGATGTCATTAAGACATATAATTTCCGTGGGTCATATCCACAGGATCTTGCACCCATCCCACTATCATTCGGTGACAATGACAACATCGAAAGATTCACATGTACTTGGGTATACCAGTACTGGGAAAGCAATACAACAAGTTAACTAAATAACAGATAGGGCGGTAATACTGCCGCCCTATTATTCTATCTGAGGACTACAATGGCAGAAAATAATGGTTTAAAGTTATTTGGTTTCGAAATCAAACGTGCCAAAAACAAAGATGAAGAGAAACTTCCATCCATTGTTCCACCAAGGGACGATGAGGGTGGTAGTTATGCAACTGCCTCTGGTACACATTATGGTCAGTATTTAAACCTTGACGGTGACGATTCAAAAGACAACTATCAATTAATAATGAAATATCGCGGAAATGCGATGCACCCAGAAGTGGATGCCGCAATCGAGGATATTGTTAACGAAGCAATTACTGGCAGTGAACTAGAACAAACGCTTGATATTAATATGGATGATGTAGATGCACCAGACAAAATTAAAAAATTAATTAAAGAAGAATTTGATTACATTTATGGTATGTTGAACTTCAAAGAATTGGGTCATGACATATTCAGACGTTGGTACGTAGACGGACGTTTATATCACCATCTAATATTGAATGAGTCATCACCTAAAGAAGGTATACAAGAAGTAAGACCTATTGACTCTTCTAAAATGCGTAAAGTTAAGAAGGTCAAATTCAAAAAAGATCCTGTAACAGGTGCAAAGATTGTAGAAAAAACTGAAGAGTTCTTTATCTATCAAGAGAAGCCTGGGTCATCAACCAGTGGTATTAAGATGACAAATGACTCGGTGTCATATGTCACATCTGGGTTATTGACAGAGGATCGTAAGAAAATAGTTTCGCATATGCACAAAGCATTGAAACCAATCAACCAGTTAAGGATGATGGAAGATGCGTTGGTCATATACAGACTTGCACGTGCACCAGAACGTAGAATATTCTACATAGATGTTGGTAACTTACCAAGAGGTAAATCAGAACAGTACATGAAAGATATCATGGCACGTTACCGAAACAAACTTGTGTACGATGCTAAGACTGGTGAGATAAGAGATGATCGTAAACACCAATCACTACTTGAAGACTTTTGGTTACCAAGACGTGAGGGTGGTCGCGGTACTGAGATTACTACATTACCAGGCGGTGAGAACTTAGGACAGATCGAAGATATTGTCTATTTCCAAAAGAGAATGTATCGATCACTAAATGTTCCAATGTCTCGTTTGGATACAGAATCTGTTCAAGGTATTCTTGGCAGATCTACAGAAATTAACAGAGACGAACTCAAGTTTCAAAAGTTTATTGATAGACTGCGAATGAGGTTCTCTCACTTATTCTATGGAATCCTAAAAAAACAACTTGTCATGAAAGGCATTTGTACTGAAGAAGATTGGGATTCATGGAAGAGCGATATCACAGTTGATTATGTAAAAGACAATCACTTTACAGAACTACGTGATGCAGAAGTATTTCAAAACAGATTGGAAAGTCTTGATAGGGTTGCTAATTATGTTGGAGAATATTTCTCTAAAGAATGGATACAGAAGAACGTTCTGCATCTATCAGATGAAGACATTGAAAGTATGAACAAACAGATTGATGGGGAAGATGATGGTGAGGAAGAAGAATCACCAGATAATAGTCCCACAGCTGGACAAAAATTTGAATTGAAACCTGTACAAGGAGATGAAAAAGAAAATGAGTGAAGATACACAAACAATGATTCAACACGCATTGGATCAAGACTGGAACAAAGCAAATAAAACTTTTGGTGACATGATGTCAGTAAAACTTCAAGATGTTTTGGATCAAGAAAAAGTTAAACTAGCAGATCAAATCTATAACGGTGCGGAAAACATTGAAGATGAAGATATAGATGATGACCAACTCGAACTTGAATTGGATGACGAAAATGGCGAGGAAGAGCAAGAGGGAGAGTTACCCTTGGAAGATGCCGAAGAGGGAATACAAGAGCCCAGTGATAATGTGGAAGTCGGAATGGATGACGAAGACGGAGAAGGGTCAGAAGATCCGATACCTGAAGAGTCTTGATGTCAAAGAACAAGAAAGTATAAATAATATAAATTAAATGAAAACTTTTGATCAGATAAGAGAGTCACTAGGACGTAAACCGAAAGGTCAACTTGTTGTTAACAAGAAGATAGGTCGCGTCCAAATGATGGTGTATAAAGAACCCAAAGGGTTTGCCGCCTACGTAGATGGTGACAGATTAGATGTATACAAAAGTAAGGGTGAGGCAGAGAAGGCCGCATCTGAAATGATAAAGGTATTAAAGAAATGAAACTGATTGCAGAATATACCGAGCAGAATCTAGAAGTTCTCACCGAACAGGATGAGAAGTCTGGGAAGAAGAAGTACATGATTGAAGGTATCTTCATGCAAGCAGAACAAAAGAATAGAAATGGTCGGATTTATCCCAAACCTGTAATGGAAAAGGCACTGGACAAGTATAACGGTGAACAAGTTTCAAAAGGTAGGGCAGTGGGTGAATTGAATCATCCAGAAGGGCCGACTGTAAATCTAGATAAGGTTTCCCACAAGATAGAATCTCTTAAATGGAAAGGGAACGATGTTGTGGGTAAAGCGACTATATTGGAAACTCCTATGGGTAAGATCGTACAAGGTCTGCTTGATGGTGGTGTCAATCTAGGCGTATCGACTCGTGGTATGGGAAGTTTGAAGAACGGTAATGACGCAATGGTAGTGCAGGAAGACTTTATGTTGAATGCAGTAGATATTGTTCAAGATCCATCCGCACCTAGCGCATTTGTTAATGGAGTTATGGAAGGTGTAGAATGGGTTTGGAACAACGGTATTATCGAGGCACAAACAATTGAACAAATGGAGACTGAAATTAAGAAAGCTCCACGTACTGATCTTTATGAGACACAGGTTCGTGAGTTTAAGAATTTCCTCTCGTTACTCAAAACTAAATGAAAAAGGAGTCTAATATGACTGAAAAAGTTCAGGATCAAGAACTCCATGACGAAGTAACAGACGAAGTTGTGGAACAACAAGGTCACGATCCGAAAAATGCTGAAGCACAGTCTATTGCTGCAACCGATAAGGCAGGTGAAGCCACTGGAAGCGCCCCAAAGCGTAAAGGTGACCAAACCAAACAAGACCCAATGCCTAAAACAAAAGCAGCATTAATGGCAGGCATGGTAAAAAGAATGGGTGGAATGAATAAAGCATCACTCATGGCCATGTACAAAGCAGAGGGATTTGAAGATCTTGAAGGCGAAGTAGTTGCGGAATCAGAAGAGAAAACAGAAATAGATATGACTGTTGATTTCTCTGATGACCTCAATGCACTTGTCGAATCAGAGGCAACTCTATCCGATGAGTTCAGAGGTAAAGCAGAAACAATCTTTGAAGCGGCAATAAAATCGAAATTGTCTGAAGAGATTGATCGTCTTGAAGAAAAATACAATGAAGAACTCGCAGAAGAAATTGCTTCTACAAAATCCGATCTCGTAGAGAAAGTTGACAATTACCTAAACTACGTAGTTGAGCAGTGGATGGACGATAACAAAGTTGCCGTTCAAACTGGTTTACGCACTGAGATTGCAGAGACGTTCATGAACTCTCTGAAAGATCTGTTTACAGAATCTTACATCGAAGTACCAGAGTCTAAGGTTGATCTAGTTGACCAATTGTCTGCGGAAGTTGAAGAGTTAGAGGCTGCCTCTAATGACGCAATTACTAAGCAAATGGAAATGCAAGAAGAATTAGAAACGTTAAAGCGTGATGCAATCATCGCTGAAGCGGCAGAAGGTCTTGCAGCAACACAAGTTGAAAAACTTAAAAAACTCGCCGAAGATGTAGACTTTGATAACGAAGAAACTTTCGCAGAAAAAGTAAATACAATCAAAGAATCATACTTCACAAAGAAAACTACTGAGTCTGCTGATATTGAAGAAGCAGTCGAAGACGGTGATGCATCTATTATAGAAGCACCATCTGACATGATGGCTCAGTACCTATCAGCAATCCAAAAAACTAACAAATAATTGGGAGTCCAAAAAATGATGACAGCATCATATGACAAGTTGATGGAAAAGTGGGCACCTGTATTGAACGAAGAGTCAGCAGGCGCAATCACAGATAACCATCGTAAAGCAGTTACTGCAGCGATCTTGGAGAACCAAGAACGTGAAATGAACGAACAGTCACAGCAACTACACGAAGCTGTGCCAACAAACAACAACGCAAATGTTGCGAACTGGAATCCAGTTCTTATTGCACTAGTAAGACGTGCAATGCCAAACCTAATGGCATATGACATTTGTGGTGTGCAACCTATGTCAGGCCCAACTGGTCTGATCTTCGCAATGAAGTCACAGTACAAAACTACACGTGCTGGCGCAACTTCAGGTAATGAAGCACTTGCAATCAACGAACCAGTATCTGGTTTCTCAGGTGACTCAGCATCAACACAAGCAAACGACACATCAGGTCTTGGTACACTAGCTGCAGTTGACTCTGCAGGTGCTGCCGCAGACTTCGGTGGTGGTATGGCAACAGATCATGCTGAAGGTCTAGGATCAGGTGCAGGCGCACCTAACTCTGCTTTCGCTGAAATGGGTTTTACCATTGAAAAAGCAACCGTGACTGCGAAATCACGTGCGTTAAAAGCTGAGTACTCACTAGAACTCGCACAGGACTTGAAAGCAATTCATGGTCTTGATGCAGAGACAGAGTTGGCAAACATCTTGTCAACAGAGATCATGGCTGAGATCAACCGCGAAGTTGTACGTACAATTAACGCTCAGGCGAAAACTGGTGCGACAACATCAAACACAACAACAAACGGTATATTCGACTTAACAGCGGATGCCGATGGTCGTTGGTCGATTGAACGTATCAAAGGTCTGATCATTCAGATCGAACGTGAAGCAAACACAATTGCAAAAGAAACACGTAGAGGTAAAGGTAACTTCATGGTGTGTTCTTCTGACGTTGCTTCAGCACTTGCAGCATCAGGCATGTTAGATTACGCTCCTGCTATGAACGTAAACTTAAATGTTGATGACACAGGTAACACATTCGCAGGTGTTCTTAACGGACGCATGAGAGTGTACATCGATCCATACGCAACAGTAGATTACTGTAACGTAGGTTATAAGGGTACTAACCCATATGACGCAGGTGTATTCTATTGCCCATACGTACCATTAACAATGGTTCGTGCAGTTGGTGAAGAAACATTCCAACCAAAAATTGGTTTTAAGACTCGCTACGGCATGGTCTCAAACCCATACGTTGGATCAACACCTAACGATGGTCTTGCAACATCCAAGACTAACCAGTACTACCGTATTTTCCGCGTGGATAACATCCTCGGATCATAAGGACTACTTTAAAAAAAATAAAGAGGTGGGGTTTTCCCCACCTTTTTTTTAACTCTTTTTTTGTATAAATAGTGTTATGGCAGATCTAACAGACAATTTTAATTACTTACAACCAACTAGTTTTAAACTAGTTATTGACAGGAAGAACTTTCCTAACTTGGAATTCTTTTGTCAACAGGTTACGCACCCAGGCCTGATAATGCCTTCTGCAGAAATGCCTGTAAGAAGGATGGCAGGTATACCATTTCCTGGCGAGTCATTAACCATAAACGAATTATCTTGTGATATTCTTTTGGATGAGAATATGGAAAGTTATTCTGAAATGTATTCATGGATACTAAGAAATCAGGTAACTAATCTCGACAACCAAACTAGAATGCAAAAAGCAGACAAACCACCTACATATGCGGATATCACATTGTCTATCATGTCAAGTCATAACAACACAACAATGCAAGTTAGATATATAGATGCGATGCCTACATCATTAGGTGATATCCAATTCTTATCAACTGCAAGTGGTACAGAATTTATTACCTTTGCTACATCTTTTAGATTTAGTTATTTTGAATTAAAAACTGTATCACCTACTGGCGCAATAACTGATTCATTTAGTGTAACTGGAACTGTGGGATAAAAGAATGCCAATATCAAGAAATAGAAGACTCGCAAGTTTAGTTAAAGATTCTGCAGGTAACATATCATCAGATAGACTCTCAGGGATGATAGACAATGATATTGACCCAGAGACATTAAACTTTGCGACTGATGTTCGAGGTGCAGGTCAGAATGCTCATTGGTTATGGAGCTGGAATCCAACAACATTACCATATGCAAGAGCACCAATTAGTTTGTCTATGGAAAATGAAATACCTCTTTATAAACAAGGTACATATCAACTTGATAACTTTGCGGCATACAACACAAATGGAAACTCTACACAAACGCACTCTATAAAAATGAAATGGATTGAAGAACCAGGCGATGCAAACCTTGTAGACTGGGTCACTTACGACAGTAGTCAGACAGTTGCGTTTGACGGTATTACAAGTACACCACAAAAAGTACAAAGACTTACATGGCAAGTTCCTGCAACCATAACCCCAGCCATGATAACACTGAATACTTCCACACAATCTTATAACATTGGTGCGGTGGCAGGTGCATATACTTTTTCTGGTATTGCTTCTGGAGATAATCCAGAACTTGGGCCTCTGTACAGAGGTAATACATATAATTTTATTTTAGACTCTACCACAAATGGACACCCATTCTATCTTACAACTGATAGCAATGGTGAATTTGCATCGACTACTTACGGTGGAGAATACACAAGTGGTGTCACCAATTCTAGAGGTGAAGGTAGTTCTGGTACAAACGCAACCGTGACATTTGTTGTTCCTGCAGATGCACCAGACACATTAGATTATCAGTGTGGTAATCACCAAGCAATGAATGGTACACTTACAATAAAAGATTTAAAAGTTGACTCCAGTGGTGATGGAGAAACTTACATATATTTTCAACATGCACAAGAACAACACAAGACTCGTATAAGATTAAAAGAGTCACCAAAAATTGTTGGTCAAATGTGTTTAGCATGGAATCCAACAAAAGGCAAGTATGAACCTCAAGACTTGGGTCATTACATGGATAAGACACCATCTTTTGTTACTAGAGTAAGAGAAGAGATTGATGAGAGATCAATAGACTCGTCAGTTGCTCTAAGTTTAATTGATTCAAGTTATATAAACGCGAGAGTCAGTGGTGTAGATTCTGGTTCTGTCTCTGCGATTGTAGACTCAAACTATGTGAATGCAAGAGTTAGTGGAGTGGACTCTGGTTCTGTTTCTGCAATTGTAGACTCAAACTATGTAAGTTCCAGATTGTCATCAACAAATGTTTCTGAAGTAATTGATTCAGATTATATTAGTGCAAGAGCAAATATTTCTGCAGTAGTAGACTCGGATTATGTGACTGCAAGAGTTGGTAGTACAGAACAACACACAACTCTTACCCAGAACCTTACATTATATGTATTGAATGGAACTACAAGATGGTATGCACCAAGGGCACTTACAATACAAAGTATGAGTGCATATGTACAAACTGCTCCTGCAGGTGCTAGTTTGAATCTTAGAGTAAATAAGAATGGATCATCGATAGCAACACCTTCAATCGCTGCAGGTGCTACTAACGGATCTTTAACAGGATTAACAACAACAATGAATGCAGGTGATTATCTAACAGTTGATATCACTCAAGTAGGATCTACTGGAACAGAAGGTCAGAATTTAAGTTTGGTTATAGTATACAAATAGGAGAATACCAATGGCGTTAAGCGCAGAACATAAAACCGCATTGGCGATGCAGTATGGGTATGACAGTAGCGAGAATATCGTTCTGTACAGAATTGAAAACGCCACACCTGAAAAGGTAACAAATCGATTCACTAATACGAATTTAACCCATCCGAAGTCTTTTGGTACATGGTCAGGATCCATTTATACTGGTGTTGCAACATGGAAAGACTCGGCAGGAGAGGTGCAACTCTCCGAAGATTGCGTGGAGGTAACACAGTAATGTATTTTAAATTAACATTAAACAGCACAGCATTCGGTGGTGCAAATAACCTAAACTATGCGTCTTACAAAAGAAATGTATTTACGGATCTCATGAATGTCATTCTGGGTACAATCACCACCACAGCTGGTCTTGATTCGTATTATTTTAATCAAAGTACATCTATTATGACAGGTAGTAGACCAACTACTGGTATATATCACACGACTAATGCTTATAATAACGTAGGTTCGAGTGATGGAGCTAATGAATACTTTTTTCAGTTTTACAAGAGACATCACGGATATCTTCAAGACAATACAAATGCAGATATGCAAAGAGGTTGTCATATTTACACAGATGCTACTTATTGTATGTTTCCAAGAATGGGTACTGATTTTACAAATAGTAAAACAGGACTTAATAACAAATTTCCTAATTCCACAGGTGGTTGGTTGGATGCTTCTTCTACATATGATCCTGCAGTTAATTACAACAATCCACAATATTGGCATTCAATAGAAGGAATTGTTAACGATAAAATTTTTATGCTTAAACTAAACCGTAGTCAATACACTTCAAGTGCTGCAGACATGATTTTCATGATGGTTGATCAAGAGTATCAATCAAATTATGATAATTATACTAGAGCACAATTCCAATTTCACTGTCCTACAGTAGCAATTTATCACGCAGAATTTAATTTGGAACAAAATAATACATATGGTTCAACTTCAACTTCTGGTACACGAGCTGGAAATCTTTTTGGTAAAGTTCAAATGTATGGAAATAATTCTACTAATGGTTATAACCATAGTGACAGTTACAGTCAATCTAGGCAGATGGGACAATTTACTACCACTACTGCATATAATAATTATGGATCTGTTCTGCCACCTTCTTGGTGGGAATTGTACGGTAGATCCCCACTATCAAATGGTGATAAGGGATTTATAATGCAACCTTTATTGTTTTGTCCTCATATGGGTTTAACAAGAACAGGAGGTAATCATAAAGATTATAAGGAATGGTCGAGACTAATAGGTCTGTGGCGAACCGCCGATGATTCTTTCTATAGTGGTGAACGTGTACTTGACGGCGATAATAATGCATATAGAGCATTTAGAGCTTACAAAGTTGCAGGTATAAACACATCAAGTAATGGTTATACTTACGATTGGGGATATAGTAATGAACACTCTAGAAGTGCTGTGTATTTACTTCCAGAGGGCGGAACCTGATAAATGCCTACAAGAACAGGTTATACGGATTCAACATATTATTTGGATACTCCATGGAGTCAGGACGATAGTAATTATAATGATTATATCTATGGAGATTCAAATTATATTTTAATTAAAAATAATGGAGTAGTTGTATCCCTTTACAATGTTGGTGATTCTAATAACATTGCTTTTGAAAGTATGACTTTGACTGATTCGGGTAATCCAATAGATTCAGATTATTTTAAAAACTATACTCTTATAGATACACACATTTTAAACAGTCCGATTAATGAAGTTGCAGTGGCACAAAATACTGCGGATTCTGCAAACAATTTAGTAAGCACACTAAGGGTACAACTTGCCAATGCCGAAAGTGGTGGAAACCCTGCAATACAGACTTGGAGTTCATGATGGCAACAAAAGCAAGATTACTAGCATCTGCATTCGAAACTTTAGAAGGTGGAAACATAAGAGTTAAAGCAGAATTTGGAGACAGTTCTTCAAGTGGTGGTTTAGTAGAAATCACTTCTGATACTGCAACTCTTGCAGATTCCAATGAAGGAGTCATTGATACTTTTAATGGGTCAGTTATTCGTTCAGCATTTTATACGATAAGTGCAAACACTGCAGGAGATAGTGAACACCAAGCACAACAAATTTATGTGTCTCATGATGGAGACACCGCAACATTAACAACATATGGAACATTACTACATGGTGCAAGTACGATAGTCATGTATGATGCATCAATTGATTCGAGTGATGAGGTTTCAATCAAGGCAGATCCACAAATCAGTCAAGGTTTAAACTTTTCATTTAAAAGAATAGACACACCTAAACCAACATAAGGTGTATAAATAGATACAAAATAAGAGGTTCTCATGGCGAAAGCGGCATTCAGAGTAGAAGATGGAATTATACCAGGCCACACAGATAATGATCTAGGTCATTCTGCAGTACAGTTTAGACATAGTTATATTTCTGGAACTGCGACTGTTGGTGTGGATGTAAATGCAGGTAGAGATGTAAATGCTACTAGAGACGTAAACGTAACTGAAGATCTTGATGTTGATGGGAACACCTCTTTAAATAATTTAATTGCAACAGGTGGCACTATTGACCTTCCGAATTTTTCTGGAGGAGGCGGTGGTGGCGGTGGCGGCGTATCGCAAGCTGAAGTTATAGCAATTGCAGTGGCGTTAGGATAAAACATGGCGAAGAAACTTTTAGCAACCGATTACAGAATTAACTCCGATAGTGACAAGATCACTATTAAAGGGTTTTATCGTGCGGAACAAATTCAGTTAATCACAGATGTCACACCAGAAACTGGTGGCACAATTATGTACAACTTTGCGGATACGACAAAGGGACATAAGGGTGTAAATTTTGACACATTTACTGAAGAGACTACGATCTTCTTAGAATTTGATATGGGTGCATACAGCATCGATTCAACATCACAGGTACAGATTATTGTAGATCATCCAGAAATGGAAATGGAAGTTTCAGACTCACTACTAGATCCTGTTCACAAGATCCGAGTGTCAACACCAGAAAACCTAATTGATACTGACTTTGAATATGGTCTTCAACCTACTAAGTGGGAAACACTAGAACTATCGAATAACGTTCCTTCATTCTTTGTTGCGGATGGTGACACTGCTTTATCGATTGTTGATACTATTACTTCAATCGTTGGTTCTGATGTTATTAAAGTTGCATGTACAGATGCACACAACTTAGTTGTGGGTACACCAATTGATGTTGCAGGTTTAGACTTTAGAACTGCAGAAGGTAAATTTCTAATCCTTGAAGCAGATTCAAACAATTTCTTTTATCGTGCAAACGCACCACAAACTGTTACTGGTGAAATTGGTTCTCTTTATTCTGCTATCACGCCTGGTTCTTTCTATGCAGGTTCTCAGATTCCTTATTCTCAAGACTCAGGTCTAGAGACAGATGAGTTAGACCCTTCCACGATTACAATTAACACTCCTGATGTTCATGGGTTTGTCGATGGATCACAGTTCTATCTTGTTAACACTATTGCGTCTAAATCATTAAAAGTTGAAGATAATAAAACTGCTCCAGACGGAGATCCTTTTATTGATAAACGAGATACATTTCAGAGATCACTTTCTTTAGATTTATCTAAGACAAAAACAAACGCAACACGAGGTAGATATAGTAGATATTTTACTTCATCTGATGTAGACGTTGGAGCAAATAGTATCTACTGGCCTAATCACAGTCTTAATACAAACTATTGTCTTCTTTACGTACCACCTGCAGGTGCAGTTGGAATTGGTGGATTAGATAGATTTGAAATATATTATGTTAGAAAACTTGATAATGATAACTTCCAACTTACTACTTCACAAAATGGTTCTGGTATTAGTTTTAGTAATGCAGGCGACACAACTATGGGTCAACACTCATTACACCTTATCTATGAATTAAGATATTCACAAAAGAGTTATAGAAACTCATACACATATCACTATACTTGGGGTAACTGGTACAATAGTGCTAATTATTCTGGTTATGATATGCGTCAATACTCACAGTCAGATCCAGCGACTGGACAAACTTTCTATGGACTAGGTTCTAAGAAAGAAGACGGTCTTATGATTATGACTCGTAACTATCAATATCCTGGCTATAGTGCAAGATGGTTAGATTATTATAGACCAGAGTATCAAAACTACTATAACGTCTATGGTAGTAATCATTATCAATTCCAAGATTTTCCAGAGTATGATAATACAGTACCTAGCAATCATCCATCACGTTGGAATCCAATCGAAGACTTTGGTAGATGGAGAAACTACTCATGGAATAGTTACACCTACACTTACAGTAGTGCTTATTTTAGATTTCAAACATACTATTATTCTGGTAGTTATAATTACTATTGGTCAAGTCGTAGAGTATTTGTATTCCCATTTATCTATGATGAAGAAGCAGATACCTTATTTGCCGAGAATCATGGATTAAGTGCAGGTGATGCTATAACATTTACAACAAAATCCGGCAATGCACCGACTGTGAACAGTGGTACATATATGGGTGACACTGTCAACAATAGTACATTGAGTGATGGAGATTACTCTGTTGATGTTGTTTCTCAAGATAGATTTAAACTCAGTGGTCAAAGACTTGCTACTGCTGTCGCAGACTCAAACGGTGGTTATGAAATAGTTGGTAATGTTGCGAACCCGAATGCAAACTCATTCTTTGTATCACAACATGGTTTGATTGATGGTAAATCTATGAGAGTTGGTAAAATTGGAAGTCCAACATTACCCACAGTTCCTACTGGTGCAGTATCACCCAAGTGGAAATTAAGTTCACAGGGGAATGCGCCATTCTTTGCAAATGTTGTTAATGATGCAGTTAGTGATCATATTCAAAACCACTCGGATTTTAGTGCACACAAAAACTTTATAACATCTAATCACAATGGTCAATCAAGTAGATTGACAGAGGGAGCTGGTACTAGTAATAACGGTTTAAGTTATATCAACCTACAGTACTCAAATTCAAATTACTTGCAAGTTGTAAAAGGCGGATCAAGTGTTTATAGTAACAGTAATTACAACTATTCGGATGTTTACTTAGGTAGGTTTGATCTTACTACACCTAAAAACATATTCGATACGGTTAGTGGTGCAAAAGGGTTCGGTATTTTTAGACTTGCGACTCCATGGCAACAGTACACATCAATTCCATACTATATGGATTTTACATTTGGTAGTGATGCGGCACATGGTGCACAAGATGGTCAATATAATTCTAATGCATACTGGAGACATTATAACTACACATATATGGGTCACAGATATAACTATGTTTATACTGATTACTACTCAAGTGATTACGATGGTAGTTTTACAGGGCCGACAACTGGTGATCTATGGCGATATTCTTTTGCTTACACCTATGTTGACTATAGTGACAGTTTTACTCAGGTATCATTAACACTTGGTAAAGCACAACCTAACGCCGGTTGGTCTGGATATAATGTAAATGGTAGTGGTTTGTATAATTATTCTTATCGATACAACTCACGTAGTTCTTATTCATACCTTGCAGACTTTAGTTATAAACAAGATGAAGTAAATATTAGACTGTTCTTTGCAGGAACATCTTCACTTAATATTCAGTCTTCAGATATTGTAAGACTTGTGGAAAGAATGATTACTGATTTAGATGCTTCGTTCATAAACCCAACATTCTCTCTAAATGATACTGTGACTGCAAACGTTATCAGTAATGATAGATTTAGTGTATCTAATAGTGGTGCATTGATTGACTTAACAGATAGTGGTGGGGGATTTGACTCTGCAAACTTTCTCAAATTTAGTATTGATGATGTTCAAGGTGCGGCTGATGGTTCATTCTCTGCAGAATCTGTTGGAGAAAGAATTATCAAACTAGATACTCCATTCTTAATCGAAGGTAACACTGAGGTTATAAAAGCAGATAGTGCTGACAGTGGTGTTATGCAAATTGTAGGTGGTCATAACTTCTTGTCTGGTACAAAGGTTGTGTACAGTACAACTGAAGATAGTTCACTAACTGGTCTTACAGATGGCGGTGAATTCTATGTAAGTGCTATTGACGATGTATATTTCTCATTACATAGTAATAGTTTAGATGCTGTCGCTGGAAATGATCCTATAGTTACAAGTACTGACTCTGCAAACTCTAATCATACAATTTCAACAACATCTATCGCAGGTAGAAGTTTGGCAAATGGTTCTGTTATTACTACAGAAAATTCTAAAAAAATAGTTGGTAACCAAACACTGTTTAAACGTTTCTTTAAAGCAGGTGATACAATCTTCATTAAGAACGATTCGTCAGATCCTGGCCGTTTGGATGAACACCAAATTGCGGTTATCTCAGATGATGAGAACATGGAACTTACAGAACCAGTTTCATTCAGTAAATCTGATGCACCACACTTTGTGAAAACAAACATCTATGCTAAACCAGATGGTTACTCAGTACACAGACCATTTGATGGTGGTGTAGAAATCGGTGCAGGTCTTGCTCCACTTTCACAGATTACCAGACAAACACGTAAGTACTTCCGTTATCAGTCAGGTAAAGGTATCCAGACATCACTTGCGATTAACTTTAACCCACCTGTAATTTTAGAAACAATTACTTCAAATGGAACAACTGTAAGATGTAGAACAAAATATCCTCACAGATTATCTGTTGGAATGCAGTTAACAATCACTGGTGCTTCAGATGGAGATTACAATGGTATACAAAGTGTTGCAAGTATAGTAGATGATTATAATTTTACATATACTGCATCAGCTGCACCTAACCAATCTATTCCTTCTGGTATAGTTCAATATGTTGTTAACGGTTACTCTGGGTCTGCTGTTAGATCAGGTATGTTTGACAATCAGAATGGTTTCTTCTTTGAATGGGATGGTACAGTTCTAAACTGTGTAAGACGTTCATCTACTACTCAGTTGTCTGGTACAGTTGCTGCAAACAAAAATAGTGGTCTTATAACTGGTACAAATACAAACTTCTCTGGACAGTTAGTAAAAAGTGATAAAGTTGTTATCCGTGGACAAACATATAAGATCGTTAAAATACAAAGTAGAACTGAAATGTTTGTTCAACCTCAGTACAGAGGTGTGTCTTCTGACGGTATTATTCTAACAAAAACTATTGATGTTAGAGTCCCTCAAGACGATTGGAATTTAGACAAGGCTGATGGAAGTGGTAAACAAGGTTTCCTTCTAGACACATCTAAAATCCAGATGGGATACATGGACTACTCATGGTACGGTGCAGGTAAAATTAGATTTGGATTTAAAGATCGTAAAGGTCACGTGAGATATGTGCACGAGTTTATTCACAACAACAGACTAGACGAAGCATATATGAGATCTGGTAACTTACCTGCTAAGTATGAAATTGAAAACGATGAGAATCCGACATACGCACCCTCACTATTCCACTGGGGTACTTCAATCATCATGGATGGTACATTCGATGACGATAATGCGTATCTATTTACTGCTCCTTCTAAGAACTTGACATTTACTAACGGTCAGTCAAATACTGCTAATACGAATAGTAATTCGTCTCTGTCTTACAGATATAATAGAGGTACGAGACAGTATGACTTCTATGTAAGATTACCATTTAGTTCAAGTGATGCATCTAAGTTCTCTACTGGTACAAAACTTTTTACTTCAGACAATAGTTTGAATGGTCAAGAGGTTGCTTATACAGACTATAGTGGATCTACAGTTAGGGTTCACATTTATATTTCTTCTGGTTATAGTTTTCCTTCTGCAGGTACGTATCCAGTGGTTAATAGTGGTACTACAGTCAACATTGGTTCATCTGGTTCTGGTGATGCAACTGTTAACCTTGGTACTGATATTGTTCCTCTGGTGTCTCTAAGACTTGCACCTTCGGTTGATAACAACTTGACAGGTGATCTTGGTGAACGTGATATTATTAACCGAATGCAGTTGAAGTTGGCAGAAGTTGGTATGATCTTGACACATGACTGTGAAGTAAAACTTATCTTGAACGGAGATATTAGTACAGTTGCTTGGGAAAATGTTAGATCCCCATCATTGTCACAGTTGATCAAACACGAGTCTGGAGATCAGATTACTGGTGGTAACGAAGTGTTCTCATTCCGATCCTCTGGTGGTCAGGATGGTTCATCTGCGACCTCAAACTTCTCACTAGGAGACTTGGTTGACATGGGTAACTCAATCTTAGGTGGTAACGGTATCTTCCCGAACGGGCCTGATATTCTAACGGTTGCGGTTCAAGTTGTTGATACCTCAAATATTACTGCTAACCAACCGTTCACTGCATCATCAAGGATTACATGGGGCGAATCACAGGCATAAGATATGACAAAAAGTATCAATCGAAGAATGGCAGAGTTAGTCACCGCCACTGGTGATATTGATAACTCTGCCCTCACAAATGTAACTTTGCTAGATTCTGCAGATGTTGTTAGTATTGGAAACAATACTTCGTCTGGTACTCAGGTGTTTGATACACTAGATAGTCTTCCTACTAGTAGTTTGAATGCAGGTCAACAAGCATTTGTAAATGCGAACCAAAGGTTATATATTTCAAACGGTACAGGTTGGTATAACTTAACTTTTGTTAACAAAACTCCTACATGGTTGACAGAACCAGATGCAACATATGATATTGCCGATTCTGCAACTCCTTTGATTGTTACTGCGAAAGCACAAGACTCTGACAACTCAAATATTTACTTACTGAACCAAAGTGTTGTAACCGACTCAGCGCAGTATATGGTCAACATATCTAATGATTCATCAGTGTTCACCTTTGCACCGAAGAGCGCAGACTCTATAGGTATAGAAGTTGCGGCAGGTAACCTAACTGATTCTAATGGTGACTTTGTTTATACATTTAAATGGTCGGATGGTATTAATTTTGTTTCAAAGGCAGTAACTATTGGATATAGTCCAGCTGGTGCTGCTGGGGGTATATACGGAACAAGAGGAATACTATTCAATGCTTCTTCAGGTTCTGGTAATAACTCAGACACAATAGAATATTTTGACATCTCAGGATCAACGGGTATCACTGCTATCGATTTTGGTAATTTGATTGAACAATCTGGAGATACGCCAGGTTCTGCTGTTACTAATGCAACTAGAGGTGTTTATCAGGTTTATACTGGCTCTGGTGTCGCTAGTAGACAGTTACAATATGTAACTATTTCTACACTTGGAAACGCTGCTTCTTTTGGCGAGTTTATCGTAAATTCCAGTTCAATGGCGGCGTGGCATAATGGAACATATGGTTATTTTGCTAGACAGGGTGGTTCTGGTGCTAATATTTTTGCTGTAATTACAGTTGATACTGAAGCTAATGCTACAGCGACTGGTTATACATTAGACCCTAATTTTCTTCATTATGGTGCAGCCTCAGCTGGTGATGACACTCGTATGCTTGTAGCAGGTGGAGAAACTAACGGTGGTTTAGCAAACATGATACAATATATAACAATGCCAATGGTTTCAAATGCAAGTGATTTCGGAACTTTATCTTTTGCGAGAAGAAATACAGAAGGAACAGGAGATGATACCTATTCAGTTTGGGGTGGAGGATGGACAACTGGTTCTATTTATAGTATGGATTATGTAACCACTCAAACAACCAGTAACTCATCATCTTTTGGCTCCTTATCGGCAGCTAGAAATGATGCCGGTGCAGTTACTGATGGATCTAGAGGATGTTGGATTGGTGGGTATAATAATTACTCAACCTCTCGCATGAGCACTATTGATTATGTGACAATATCAACGCCTGGTAACGCGGTATCATTTGGAAATATGACTGCTGGCGGCAACCATGTTCAAGGTGTATCTGGAAACGCTGCATAACGGAGTGTATAAATAGATAGACAATTTACATTAGGATATATTATGAGTGATATAGTAAAAAAAGAAACAAGTACAGAATTAAAAGCGACAGATCCAATAACGTTTGGTATTACTCCAGTATCTAAGAGTAAGATCAATCCACAGGCTGTTGCACTAGTAAACGAGTTTTTACCAGAACTTGATGAGAAGACAAAGTTCTTTGATAGGAACAACTCTCAGTCTACATTATCAATGATGTCATTGACCATGTTGAATGGTCATTCACCTTTAAGAATGTTGCGACAAGTTCTTGCAGAAACTGAGAAACGTAAGATGGCACTTGCAGAGGCGCAAGTAAGTCATGCGAAAGCATTAAAGAATATTGACAAGTTACAAGAAAAGGTATTCTTGGAACCAGACAACAAAATTGCACAGGCAAAACTACGTGCAGCGTTTGTTGGTATAGAAATGATGGAAAGTAAGATAAACGGTTCTTTTAAAGATATTGCAACATTAATTACTGCATATAATAATTTAAAAGAAAATTATAAAATTGA